CCTGCTACTGCAGCAAATACGGCATCGCCTGGCACAATGCCAAGACGAAACAGTGGAAGAATTTGAAGTTTAACATTATCGAATGCTGACCGGAGGTGAAGCATGTACTACTCCGTTTTGCTGCTGCCAAACGGCACTGAGCTGAAAGGCGGAGAGGCTGGCAGCACCCTTAAAGCTCTTACCCTGCACACTGCGGTGAACGCCGGGCAGGAGTTCACCATCGGCTCTGCGTTCTCGGACTACATCGAAGCCGAAATCTGGGCGGACCCGGGCGGCAGTTTACAGATCACTGCCGGGGATGCCCTGACCTACTACCGGCAGGACGATGCCGGGAGCCGCACCAAGGTGGGTGTTTTCTATGCTGAAAAGCCCACCCGCACCAAGCGCAACAGCTACAAGGTCACGGCCTACGACACCATGTCCAAGCTGGATGCGGACTTCTCCGGCTGGCTGCGGGCCAATCAGGCACAGTTCCCCAAAACTATCTGGCAGCTGGTTCAGCTGGCCTGCCAGCGGGCGGGGGTTACGCTGGCCAGCAGCAGCCTGCCCATCAATGGCAGCTACAGCGTGCAGGCATTCTATGCGGATGATTTAACCTGCCGCCAGATTATCTCCTGGGCGGCGGAAGCGGCAGGCTGCTACGCCCACATGAATGCAGACGGCAAGCTGCAATTTTTGACCTACAGCGACAAGCGCAGCACGGCCAAAATCACTCCGGACGGTGCCAGCAACAGCACCGCCTATTATGCTGACAGCCTGAGCTACGAGGACTACACCGTCAAGGCCATTGAGAAAGTCCAGATTCGGCAGTCGGACAGTGACGTGGGGGTCATCTACCCCGACAGCACCACCGCCACCAACACCTATGCAGTGCAAGGCAATCTGCTGCTGACAACCGGCACCGAAGCCAACCTGAAAACCGTTGCCCAGAACCTGTACAACGTGCTGAAAAACGTGACCTACACCCCCTGCAAGGTATCGGTGCCCAGCAGTTCCGGCCTTGCCTGCGGGCAGATCGTGCACGTTAAGGACGCGCGCGGGCGGGAGTTCGACACCTACCTGATGAGCGCCACAACCTCCTCCGGCAAAGCCAGCTTTGAAAGCGTGGGCAGCGCCAGCCGGGAAAGTTCCAGTGCCGTGAACAGCCAGAGCTACAAGAACCTGACCGGCAAGATGCTGGAGATCAAGACCAGCGTGGACGGCCTGGAAGTAAAGGCCAGCGACCTGACCGGCAAGTACACCGACCTGAAAGCAACGGTGGACGGGCTCTCCTCTGAGGTGAAAAAAGACACCAAAATCACCGGCGGCGGCAACCTGATCCTGGGCAGTGAAAGCTTCCGCAATGCCACCTATGACGGCAATTCAAGCGGCGTGGCGTATGGCGATGACGGCAGTGCAACAATTACCAATGCGAACACCAACCGGTATTTTATTTTCAACACCGCGGGCGCTCGCATTACAAAAGGCGTCACGCTATGCCTGTCCGTCATGTACAAACCAATTTCCGGCACCGACGGGTTGTGCCTGAGCCTTACGTATGCCGCCGACAACGGAAATTCTTACTATACCAGCATAACCACCGAAAATCAGCTTGAAATTGAGCAGACAGACGGCTGGGTGCTGCGGTATGGCACATGGACACCCGACGCTACGGGTGTTCTGGACACGGTCGAGCTTGGCTGCGGCAGCATAAGGGCGGGGTATGGCGGCAGCTACACCAACAAGTTTTCGCTGCTTCACCCCATGCTGCAATACGGCAATGCGCCGACCGCGTGGACAGCTAGCAGCGGGGACTACATAACAGAGGAAAACGCCAAAAGCCTGATCTCCCAATCGGCGGATGAAATCAAAACGGAAGTCCGCAGCCTGAAAGAAACCACCACAACCATTTCCAACGACCTGGACAGCACCAAGAAGGAATTCAAAACCGTTAAAGAATCAGTATCCGCGATTGACCAGAAAGCTGACAGCATTACTCAGACGGTAACGCAGCGGATCACCGGCGGCAACAATATTATTGTGGGCACCGACGACTGGAACAATGCGACCCTGGATGCAGGCGGCAATGACCTGAGAAAAAAAGGGACATACACGATCAGCGGTGAATCCGTCCGAGTGACCAATAGGGCGCAGAACACCCGCTTCCATTTTGGCGCGGACAAAACGCTGGTGATTGCCAAGGGCATGACCTATTGCGCCAGCGTACTGTACAAGCTCAACTCCGGCACGGACAGCCTGTTTTTGCAGTTCGAGACCAAGAGCAGCAGCGGCGCAAAAAGCTATTACGGCTCCGCGTTCAAGCAGGCCCAGCAGGACATTGAACTGGACAACGGCTGGAAGCTGCGCTGGGCGGCGTTCACGGCGACCGCGGACGGCTATGCAGACGGTCTGTTTGTAAGCACAGCCGACGATAACGCCACCGTTACCAACGATCTGACCATCATGCACCCCATGGTGCAGATGGGCAATGCCCCTACCGCCTGGACGGCCAGCAGCGGCGATTACCTGACTACCACCGAAACCAAAACCGAGATCAAGCAGACGGTGAGCGAAATTAAGCTGACGGCCAGCACAAGCGGAACCAGCAGCACCATCAAGCTGACGGCAGGCGGAACAGAGATCACCAGCGCACAGATCAACCTATCCGGCGTGGTGACATTTTCGGATTTGAGTACCTGGAACCAGGACAAGACAATCATCAACGGCGGAAACATTACGACCGGGCAGCTGCATAACCTCAACTACACCACCGTGTACGACCTGGACAACGCATGGATTCGCATGGGCACCGAGGCCGGTGAGCGTGTATTTTTGGATAACCGCCATATTGCGTGGTACGCAACCATCAACACCGGCAGCATCGGCCTGACCGGCGTGCTGTACTCGGAAGCCGGGCGGTCCTATTTTGGCGCAAGCAGCAAGTACATGAGCTATGGCTGGGTTGACGGTCTGAACCCGACCTCTTACGTTGGGATGCAGATCACCTACAACCGTAGCGATGACAGCGATGCCGATTTTAACACGACTCGCGTTGGCGTGAGCGGCAAGCTCAACGTGCACAACCTGGACGTTTGGGGCAGCAAATCCCGCGTGGTGCCTACCAGCTTCGGCGCGCTGAAAATGGCCGCATTTGAGACGCCGCTGCCAACCTTTGCCGATTGGGGCGAGGGCCAGTGCGGCCCCGAAGGCTGGTGCCTGATTGCCCTTGACCCGCGCTATGCGGAGACCATCGCCCAATATGGGCAGCCCGCCTGGCTGCTGACGGATTGCGATGGCACCGGGCACCTGTGGGCCGAAAACTGCGGCCAGTACGCCATTGTACACGGCGCACCGAGGCAGCAGTTTGTGTGGCTCTGCATGGCCGCCCAGCGCGGCTATGAGGGCAGCTATGCCGACCGCAGTGACAGCAGTTACCCCGCGGGCGACCCGGCAGGCATTGATCTGGCCGCCAGCACCGCCGCCCGTGCCCAGGACGAAAGCACCACCGCCGCAGATGACCTGTTGGCTATGGAGACAGGTGCAGACGAGACCGCAGACATTCTTTTGGAGGAATCGGAGAGATTAACATGAAGAAATTATCTGGCGTGGCGGTCGTTACGACCGCCGAAGGCGAACGCGTGAGCTACACATACATGGAACTGGACGACAACGGCAACATCACCAGCCAGAACAACAGGGCCTCCTTCGTGGCTCTGGATGAGGATCTTCTGGCCGCTATCAAAACCTTGAAAGACGCTGTAAATGCGCGGCTGTGACACATAAGGGGGTGCAGACCATGACCGATACCAAACGCATTAAAGATTGCAAACGCAGGATTATTGCTGCCCTGAATGATGCCCAGATTCCCTATGCGGTATCTGAGCTGATCCTCGAAAACATACTTGCCGCTGTGCGGGAGAACATGGCGGCGGAGGAAATGGCAGCGGAGAACCAGCCGAGCCAGGAGAAAAACGAATGAAACAGGGAACGCAATTTGCGCTGCCCGTGGAAATCGGGATGGATTTGGATGATGTGAGCCGGATAGAATTTGTATTTAAACAAAAAAATTATAATGGTTTCCCGGCCATTAAATCCAACGTCTGGCCGGATGACTGCACCCGGCAGGAAGGACAGAACATCATCCTTATCCCCTGGACGCGGGAAGAAACGTACAAATTCCTGGGCGGCGAAACGCTGTACATGGACACCCGCATCACGTTGCGGGACAGCACTGACCAGCCGCAGACGGAGATTCTGGCGCTAAAAATGAATCCTACATTGTTCCAGGAGGTTGATGGTGCATGATCCAGGTGCGAGTAGCCCAACAGAGCGCCGTATCGGTGCGCATTGCCGGGGCGGCATCCGTGCGGGTGGACGTGACCGGCACCGCAGTGGTGGGTGCGCCGGAGTACAGCGGGCCGTATGACATCACGCCGTTGTTCTCGGCGCAGGTTTTGCCCACCGCAAAGCGACTAATGCAGCAGGACCTAACAATCAAGAAGATACCTCAGTACGAGGTAGCCAACGATTCCAGTGGCTACACACTGATTATAGGAGAGGAGTACTACAATGCCCAATAAATATGTGAACAAGGTGGTTATCGGCAAGGAAACGAAGCTTGACCTTACCGCAGATACCGTAACTCCGGACAAGCTGGCAAAAGGTATCACGGCGCACGACAAGTCCGGCGCCCCCATTACCGGTACCAGCACGAAAGACGCGGATACCAGCGATGCCACCGCAGCTGTGGCGGAGGTTTTGAACGGTAAAACATTCTACGCGCGTGGCGCCAAAATGACTGGCACGATGCCCAACAACGGCGAAGTCAACGGTGAAATCAGCACCGTTTCTGGTAAGTACACCATCCCCATGGGCTTCCACGATGGCGCAGGCGGGGTGACCATCGCAGCGACCGAACAGGCCAAGCTGGTGCCCACAAATATCCGCGAGGGTGTTACGGTCCTGGGCGTGAAAGGCTCTATGAGCGGCAGCGAAGGTATGAAGCCGCAGGCCAAGAGCGTTACGCCGACCTTTGAGCAGCAGGTTGTGCTGCCCGACAAAGCGTATAACTGCCTGTCTCAAGTTACTGTGCAGGCGATCCCGGCCACATACGTTGATAATGCGGCTGGCGGCCAGACGTTGACGATTGGGGGCTGAGCATGGCCGTAAACAAGGTGGTTATCAATGATAAGATCGCCCTTGATCTGACCGGCGACACCGTGACCCCCAGCGATCTGGTGGAGGGTGTAACTGCGCACGATGCCACCGGCATGCAGATCACTGGCACTCGCCCCGCCACAAGCGGCACGGATACCAGCGATGCAACGGCGACAGCGAAAGATATTGCTAGGGGCAAAACGGCGTATGTGCAGGGGGCCAAAATCACGGGCGATCTGTACGAGACTGCAAAAGGGAAAACAAAAACCTATTTTACTTGGGGCTCTGAATATGTCACGTTGAAACGTGACGACAAAAGGGATTTAATCAACATAAAAATGCCCTGGATTGGCAACGACGAAATCATGCGGATCGATAGCTACATAGAGCTTGGAGCCGATGTTACTCTTTTTGGCGACGCTACCGCTGCGGATGTTGCAAAAGGCAAAACATTTACAAGTACAGCTGGGTTAAAAGTTACCGGTACTGCGGAGCCTGCCGAAAGCGATAACAACGTTGAGGCATACGCCGTCACGACCACCAGCCCCAGCGTGAATTTTAAGCGCACTGACGGGGCAATCAAGATCTGGGGCTACGGCACCATGACCAGTTCCGGTGGCTGGGGCCAGCAGACTACGAGCCTGGTCGCGTTTGAGGGCGACAAGTACCACAAGGGCGCCATATACGGCGGCCCAAGCAGTACCAGTTTGAGTCTAAGCATCAGCAACGGAAAACTGACTGGCCTGCCGAGTGGACTGACGGCGATCAGCGCGATTGTAACGAGAGGTATATGATATGAGACTGGAAAATGAAGACGTCCTGCTTCACTGGCCCCTGGCCCAGCACATTATCACCGCGGGCTGGCTCTACAATGACGGCAGCCTGCACCGGGCGCTGGATTTCCGCGCGGCGGTGGGCACGCCGGTATACGCCGCAGAGGGCGGCACAGTGGAGACGGCCTACCGCTGGAACGGCAAGCGCACCCAGGGGGATATCAACAGCTATGGCAATATGCTCAAGCTGCGCCATGCGGATTACCGCGGTGGCCGGCTGGAGACGCTGTACGCCCATCTGAGCAAACTCTGCGTGGCCCAGGGGGAGACGGTATACGAGGGCCAGCTGATCGGCTACAGCGGCGATACTGGCAACTGCTATGGAGCACACCCGCATTTTGAAGTGCGCTGGAAAGGCCAGCGCACCAACCCGCTGAACTGGCTGGACAACGATTTCAGCACGGCCAGCAGCGCGGTAAAATTGGGCAGCTACAGCAGCGTACAGCACGCAAAGGAAGTGAAGCACATGTATTATGCAATCGACGTAAGTAAGCATCAGGGCAAATTCAACTGGCAGGCGGCGTATGACAAGGGCATCCGCCACGCCATGCTGCGCGCCGGGTATGGCCGTTACAGCAGTCAGGTTGACCCCCAGTTTGAGCGCAACGCAGCTGAGTGTGCCCGCCTGGGCATCCAGTACGGCGTGTACTGGTACAGCTATGCCAGCACCCCGGCGGAAGCCCGGCAGGAGGCCCGCTGCTGCCTGGCCGCGATCAAGGGCAAGCACCTGTGCCTGCCGGTGGCCTATGACATTGAGTATGAGCCGTGCATCCTGCGCCTGACCAATGCCCAGCGCACGGCACTGGTGGAGGCGTTCCTGGGCGAGGTCGAGGCGGCAGGATATTATGGCATCCTGTATGCGTCCTGCGATTTTATTCGCCACCGCTTGGATTACAAGTCCCTGTCCAAGTATGATATCTGGGTGGCCCAGTACGGCAGCGCCTGCACCTGCCCGCTGCCGTATGGCATCTGGCAGTATTCCAGCCGCAACGCCCTGGGCATCCCCGGCTATGGCACCAGCCTGGACTGCAACCGGGTCTATAAGGACTATGAGCAGCTGATGATCCAGGCGGGCCTGCAGGGCCACACCGCGCCCACCCCGGAGGATACCACCCCCAACAAGCTGGACAAGCAGCGGATTACCATTGGCCGTATCTCCAGCGGAGACCGCGCGACCATCCGCGCCCTGTGCGAGGGGCTGGGGCTGATCGCGGCGGGCCTGTACCACGAAACCTGTGCAGCTGGCAACCAGTGGATGCTGGACGTTGGGCCGGTATCCAGCGGCGATGCCTGGTACATTATGCGCAAGTGTGCAGAGCTGCAACTGATTGATGCAGGGCTGTACAAGGCCGAATATGTGGAGGAGTGATTTGGTGGATGCTATTGTTGTTGCGCTGATTACTGGCGGGTTGAGCCTTATCGGCGTTATTATTACCAATCTTGCCGGGCAGCGGCGCACAGAACAGCGCATGGCCACCGCACAGGCAGTAACCGACACTAAGCTGGAAGAACTGACCCGCGAGGTCCGCGCACACAACAACTTTGCCCAGCGGGTCCCCGTACTTGAAGAGCAGATGCGCGTGGCAAACCACCGCATCACCGACCTCGAGAACAGGACCGCCTGAACACGAATACATAGGAGGAAAAAATCATGGATTTTGCATCTTTTGGCATCGCATCCGTTGCCTGCATCACCGTTATCTGCTACCTTGCCGCAACGGCTGTCAAGCAGACCCCGCTGGCTAACAAATGGCTGCCGTCCATCTGCGGCGCCCTTGGCGGCCTACTGGGCCTTGCCGCCATGTACATCAACGTGCCGGACTTCCCGGCCGCCGATCCCCTGACCGCCCTGGCCGTGGGCATTGTTTCCGGTCTTGCGGCTACCGGTGCGGATCAGGTTATCAAACAGATCGGAAAAGCCAACTGACCAGCAAGTTACCAGCAAATTAAATAATCCATAATTAAAGCGGCGGGCTTTCCCTCTTTTCAGGGATTGCCCGTCGCTTATTTTTTATGCCTTATTTTCAGGCATTTTCCTTTACTTTTAAGTATTGTAGGACTATAATAAAATGTAATTCATATGAAAGAAGGAGTTTGAACGATGGTATTAACCGACAGAGAGCTCCGTACACTGAATCAGGAACTCACAGCACAAAATAAGCCTCTTATTTCTGATGCTAAGAGCGATCAGTTTTTCTCCATTGGCTACGACTTGACTACTTCTGGTTTCTATGTAGGTCAGGAAGCTGAAAAGTCAAATATTTCTCTGGCTCCTAACGATTCAGTTTTTGTTAAGTCAAAAGAAGTAATCGACCTCCCCAGCGATGTAATGGCATATGTTTCTTTGCGAAACAGCCGTATTCGTCAA